GCTTCGAGTATTCCATCGGCCAGAACCCTAGCAGTAGTCTCTGTGGTGACTGAGGTTGCCACCACACCAACTGCTGCTGAGACTGTAGATATGCTAGTTGCCAAAGCATCGTCTGCATCCACAGAAATGTTGTAGTTGTTGGCAATGTTGCCGTTAGCTGTGGCAACAGTCGCTGTCAAGGCTGTAACCAACGAGGCAGTTGCACTGTTCTCATTTGCAGCAGTTGTTGCCGTCGTTGTTATGTCTGCTGTGTTTTGCCCGACTGTAGAACTTAAACTGTTGATGCTCTGAGTCAGAACATTGTCCGCAGAAACTGAGATGTTGTAGTTGTTACTGATGTTGCCATTGGCGGTAGCGACTGCGGCATCGAGAGCAGTTACCAGTGATGCAGTTGCACTATTGGCAGTTGCAGCAGCCGAAGCCTCAGTAACAACCGAGGCAGCCACAGTATCAACATTGGCTTGTACAGCTTGCCGTGCAGTTGCTTCGGCACTAATGGCATCTGCCCTTGCTGTTGTTTCGGTTACAACAGAGGCAGCGTTAGTTGCAACATTTGCTTGCACAGTGGTTATGAGAGAGGCAAATGCTGAGTTTTCACCTGTGCGCGTGACGGCTTCTTGAGTAATAGCTGCGGTGTTGTTGCCTACGGTATTGTTGATGTCAATTATTGTTTGCTTGACTTCAGTAACACCGTCCTGGGTTGTCTTGGTTTCCTGGCCATTCAGTGCCAGGGTATTCTCGATACGCTGCAGCTCGTCGGCCACATAAGACTTAATGATTTCAGGACTGTCGCCCAGAGTTGGCACAGGCTTGCGCTTGTACCCTAGAGGTAGCTGTTGGGACATGGGGCTTACCTCCTGCCAGTTGTGGTTATCTCGGCATCAAACCCTGAGAAATCAAAGTTCTTGGTGTCCAGGACATCCATGCGGTAGGCCAGGTATCGACCAGCTGCTCGGGAATCAATCTTGTGCTGATACGATGCGTCAAAAGTTACCTGGGACTCATAGGTGGGTACTGAGTTCTGTAGGTTCGAGGCGCCCACTTTGAATTGAAACTGCATGTTCGAGGATTCTGTATACACCTGGGGGTAAATTCTGGAGATTACTTTGTAAGCTGAGATTTGCATCATCTCATCGAGGTCTATACCTGTACGCTCCACAAAGGGTGCCTTGTTAGCCTCGGAATCATATGGAGCTGAGAGCATGCTCGAGCTACCCGTGAGGTCCAGGCCGTAGAGCTTGTGTGAGCTGATGCCATCGGGGGTGTTGCTCTTGCCTGCAAATAATGTGTGGGAGTCGTAACCAGCTTCCTGGCTAAAGTAGGTACCACCATTAGTCTCGTAGCTATTAGTTACGGTTGCATATGTCGAGGCAGTAGGTATTGATGCTGCAGTAGCTGCGGACACGTTGGGGAGGTCCATAAAAGACCAAGTGCCATTCTTATAGTTGAACACTGCAGCGCGGTTACACTCTGTACCACTGGTGTACTCGGCCATATCATCGCCAGACACATAACAAAAATATATTTCTTCCAGGAGAGGGTTAGCCTGGACAAAACACTTGTCGGTCTTGGCGGTGTTAAGACTTGAGTAGATGTACTGCTTAACTTTTTCATCGGCAATACTCTGCTTAGAGTGAGTGTCGTGTGTATAGATGTCATCAGTGCCAAAGACAAAGTGCCTACCTTCAATTTCGACAGCACAGTTCTGGTTGATTACACCTGCATCGGTAAATAGCTTTCTGAAGTTGAAGATGAATGCACCACCCGTAAACTCCATCAGGTACACCTGGTCTCTAGAGTAGATAACAAAGTTAGTACCTAAGGATGCACCGTCCAGGATTGGGGTCTTCATCTCGACCAGGTCATTAAAACCTGCGCTCTTAGTGGCATCAGATGCATCCCAAGAATTAGGCACAGAGTTTGCCAGGGCTGGGTTAGACCACCGCACTCGAGTACTGTACCCAGTGCCGCTCTCAGTGGTGTTTAGAGCCAGCAGGAAGTCACCATACGCTCTTACGGACGCAGCTCTCCAGGTGCTATCCCAGTTAGGGAGCGCAGCAAACTGAGTGCCGCCCTGGGCCATATATCCAGGTACCTTGTCAGCTCTGTTTAAGTACGTGATGTCAGCCAGAGTGGTCGCTGTGTAGCGTAGGCCACTGGTCGAGGTTGTCGCTAGGCTGCCCTGGCGCGACACCAGGCTACCGTTTACATACTCACGTAGCTCGTAAGTATCCGAGGCTAAGATAACCGAGGAGAAGCTGGAGGCTGAGGCTGCAGTAATACCATGTACAAAGGCTGGGGCTATGGCTAGGCTGTCCTGGATGTTTCTAAAGACAGGGGCCCTAGACACAGTACCTTCATCAAAGCGTACATTCTTAGCCCTGGTGAAAGCTTCAGGGGGCAGTGTCGATGGTGGGATATCGGTAACTACACCTGCATTACCTAGACCTCTAATAGGCAGATTCTGCGGCATAGACTAGCTCCTGTTACTGTTGTTAAAGAACACGCTTCCACATGTGGACAACCAGGTAAGGCTGTAAGTTATTGTGGGCACCACCACCCCCAGTGTCCTGGGTGGCAATGGTGGCTGTAGGGTCACCTGGGTTGGTGCCTGCAGGGTGCGTGGTCTGCCCCAGGTTATCGAGTTCCTGGTACAACACATCGTGGCTGTGGGCGGGTATCTCACTGATATTCAATGTGTGGGTCTTAGAGCCACCTGTGGCCTCTACGGTGTCGAAGTCACTGTCGAGACTATCAATACCGACCAGGACCTTACCCACGCCTATGGGTAACCAGGTACCTCCAAACAAAGTGTCGGGGGTGGTACTTACGACTGAGGTATACACAGCCCCCACGGGGTATGCCACAAGGGCAGTGACTCCCAACAAAGTAGTGAGAGCAGCGGCAGTCATCCCTGCGCCTAGCGTCGGGGTGCTACCGTCAGAGACAATCGCTGGCTCAGAGACTGCTAAAAGTGTCTTGAGAGATGCTGCGGTAATGCCTGCAGTCAGGGTAGGCGCTGAGCCATCCGATATGATTGCTGAGGTTGCAGCTGCTGCATCAAGTTCTACCTGGGTCTTGGTCACAGGTCCCGTGATGTTAGGGAAGGTGGCCTGGAGCGTAGACTTGATGAGGCGCAGGTGCTCGTCTGCCTGGGACAGCGCATCGGTAGCTTCGGGGTTAGTAACCAGTAGCTGATTGATATACGTGGCTGATTCGAGGGGCATGGGTGGTAGACCTTTAGTTTTCTCAGGGGGACCCTGCTATTAAGAGGCTGACAACAACAACAACAAGCGCGGGGTTAAGCGGCGTTTTTGAAGTCATCGTCAGACATTGGGTGCGGGGGGTTGATTTTCTGGGCTGGAGTCCCTGGATTCCTGAGCTCATAGGCTGCAGGCCGCGTGGTTACTGGGTTTCTTACGTCAATCGATGTGTTATCTATTGACCTTTGCCTACCGCCCTACTCCGACATCCATTTGACATTTGGTTATCTGAGATTTTTATTGGCGCGACGGCTGATTTCTTGTGTACAAATCGGGACCTAAGTAAACCTAAGTCCACCCAAGTCCACCTAAGTAAACCCTGGTCAACACACGTATCGATACACATGTTTACTAAAGAACATACACATGGTGACTATAGAACAATAGACAACAGCAGTTGAGCCTTAGCTTTTAACACGACATGCCTGTGTTGGCCTTATCCTGAGTTGTCTTGGTGTTTTATATTCTAATTGTAATAATTACCCAAGACCTCCTTAGTCATCCCATGAACTGAGGGGGGAGACACATGATAACCAGGGAGGCCTTGAGATAAACTGTGGGTCGTGTGTGCGTTAGTCGACGTTAGTATCAGCCGACGCCGCAGACAGACGTATCTCTCTTAAAGGTGGACATAATTATTTGGTAGGTAACTTAGGGTATTCAGGAGGTAGACCCACCCCTTTTGGGTAGGTGCGGGACTGGACTATTGCGTGTAGAGGGGAGTAAACTGCAAGCGTGTCGTCTACCAGGGACGAGACCAGGATAGCTTGCTCTATCCAACTACGGTCAACGCCCTGGTAGGCGGCCGCTTTTATGCAGCAAGGTGCCTATTCAACCATGCATAGACTTGTCTGACAATAGTATTCTGCTCCTAATCAATGACTACTGAGCCCCTTTCACCTTACTGTGCTATCCATTTATCGCATACATGCCATAGACAATCGGCATTAGCCTAGTTCTCTAGTGTTCCTATAATAGGCCCTCACCTAACCAGAGAGGACCTTGATACACCACATGAACTATATGATTGCCTTTACCCTTGTAACACTAATTGCTATTGCTCTTGATAACTTAACAATAACTTCTTCAGATAAAAGTCAGCCTTCTGTACACATTGCTCGCCTGAGCCGTGTTTTAAGCTTTCTCGCCAGACATACTTAATAACCTGGCCCTTCAGGAACCCTCTCCAGGCCTCTGTGTCACCACCTAAGGCCGCCTGGATACCATCGATACACTCGACATTGCCCTGGGTATAATGCTCAGGGTGGTTCACTGGGTCG